AAGTTAACAAACGAAATGACTACTCAATTAAAGCTTATGGCTTATGGTAGACCTCAAATCGTTGTTCACACTATGAACGGAGATGCTTTGTTAGTTGGTGAGCAAGAAGGTGCAGATGTAACCGCAGGAACAATTCAGACAGGTGCAGCAATGGGTGACCTTTACGGATACTCAATTACTTTCACAGGTCAGGAGAAATTACCGGCAGCATTCATCAGCGGTTCAACTCAAACAAATCCATTCGCAGGTTTAGGTTCTAATCCGACTGTTGTTTATGGAACTAATAGCTAATCAGTATAGCATTATAAAAATATTAAACCCTACTCTTAATTGAGTGGGGTTTTTTATTGCTTACTATTTTAAGATAATTGATTGTTAAATACCAGATAAATTATAGATAATGCTTACTTATTTCTTACCTGGATACAACACGTATAAGATTAGAACCAAGCAAATACCATCTGGGAGCAACTTCTTACGAGTTGATGTTCAGAATATGCTTACATTAGATGATTATTCTTTTCTGAATAATCCTGGTCAATGGTCTTATGATGAATGCGAAAGCATTGTTAATGTTAGTTTTAATTTGGATATTGCATTAGATGTTAATGTTGGAGATGAATACAGAATGGTTTTAACTCCTGCAATTACATCTTCTACAACACCATTTACTTATTTTGACCCGGTGTGGCATGGTTCGCTTCAGGTATTTGCATCACAAAGTGTAGATAAGCCGGCATATGTAAACCAATTACCAATTGAAGAGGTGTTTATTTCTGAAGATACAACGAATGAGTTTGTTTATTGGTCACAAACACCACCTTTAACAACTACTACAACAGGAGCACCAACTACAACTACAACTGCAGCTCCAACCACAACAACTACATTGGCGCCTACTACAACAACACAGGCACCAACTACAACAACACAGGCACCAACTACGACAACAATAGCGCCTACTACAACTACTACAACAGCGGGTGCACCTAATGTTATACTTACATTTGGTAATCAAATTGGTGGACAAGGATTTGATATATGTTATTCAGGAGTTAATAGTTCAGCATATGGATGTGGTATAGCAGTAAATGAATATAAACTATTTATGAGTTCAGATAGTGGTTGCACTACTCCATACGGAACATCTTGGGATTTACAAAATCCAAGTAGTCAATTCTTTAACAATAATGCAACAACAACAGGTCAATGGAGCTCAACTTCAGGCGGCTCAATTGGTAGTGGAAATTATTATAGGACAAGAATAAGTGGTAGCTTTGACTTTGATGTGCCAGGATTAGGAATTGGATTTACTTCAAACCAAACATTTGATTTACAAGGTGGACAATATTTTGATTATACAAAGAGCGGATTTACTGTCAGAATACAGGGACCTAATTGCACATTAAACAATTCAGTAGCCTGTTAATAAAAAATAGAATATGAATAAACAAACAAACTTTTCAGTAGTGAACATTGGTAATGGAAACAATACTTTGCCAGTTATAACAGAGGATACAAAGACCCGATATAGTTGGGTGCCATTCGGTGTTTACGGACACGATGATTTCTTCCAAGCAGTAACACTTGCATATAATACATCTACAACTAATTCAGCATGTATAGAAGGGATTGGCGACTTAATCTATGGTAAAGGACTATATTCTAAAAACGAAGCGTTTAATGAAACCCTGAAACGTTTAATACCACAGGAAGATGTTAAGAGATTAGCATTTGATTTGAAACTATATGGTAATGCTGCATTGCAAGTATATTGGAATGATGAACATACAAAGATTATAAAATTGTATCACGTGCCCGTTCAAACACTTCGTGCTGAAAAGATATATGATAATCCTCGTATCCAAAATTATTACTATTGTGTAGATTGGTCTGACCAAAGAAAGATTAGAGATAAAAAGAAAATACCTGCATTTAATACTTCATCAGAGAAGATGGAAATATTTTGGTTGAAGAACTATTCACCAAATCTTTACTATTACTCTTTGCCTGATTGGGTATCAGCAATGCAATTCTCCCTTGTAGAAGCAGAATTAAGTAACTTACACATAAACAATATTGAAAATGGTTTCTTGCCAATGGTAATGTTGAATATGAACAATGGAGTTCCTGCTCCTGAAGAAAGACAAACTATTGAAGATTTACTATACGCAAAGTTTACAGGCACTAACAATGCCGGCAAGTTTATGTTATCTTTCAATGATGACCCTACAACAAAACCGACAATTGATGTTGTAAATATTGATAATCTACATGAGAAGTTTCAGTATGTTGCTGAATATGCACAGGATAGAATACTTGTAGCACATAGAGTAACATCTCCACTTCTATTTGGTATTAGAACACAAAACAATGGTTTCTCTTCTCAATCGGAAGAGATGATGACAGCATTTAGTATCCTTCAAACAATGACAATCGCACCTTTCCAAAATCTTATACTTAATTCAATAGATTATATTTTGAAAGAAGGTGGATATGGTATGGAATTAGAATTATACTTTGAGCAATTAACGCCATTAGCTATCTTATCACAACAAGCAGAAGATACAGGCAAAACAATTGACCAAGTTGCTGATGAAACCAATGACCAATTAGAAAATCCAGCAACTACTGAAGATAATACAACAGCAGATGTGCAAGAAATTAAGCCTGACCAACCAATTGAGAAGTTTGTTAAACCTGCATTTTTTGAATTAGAATACGAATAAAATAAAAATAAAAACACATGGCAATAGCATTATTTATATCACGTAACGATATTATAAAAACAACACCTTTACAGGGTGCAATAGACGCAGATGCATTACTTCCGTTTATCTATACTGCACAAATAAAGTATTTGAAAAATCTTTTAGGAACAGTCCTTTACGATTATCTTGCAGCTGAAATAGAAGCACGTAATCCATTTACAGGTAGATACTACGAATTAATGGAAGATTATGTGAAACCTTGTTTGGTTTGGTATAGTTGTGTAGAATATATTCCGTTTAGTTCAATACAATTCAAATCAAATGGTGCTGTGAAGCAACAGAGTGAGCAAGGCGTCGCTCCATCCAAAGCGGAGATAGATTACCTTAAACAACAAGCACAAACGAATGCTGACTATTGGGCGTTAAGATTACAAAACTTTTGTATTTCATATTCACAAGACCTTCCACAATATTTGGAGAGTGTAGGAAATCAAACACAGATATATCCTGACCAAACTAACCAATATTTCGGAGGAATACAATTATAAGCAATATGTCAAATTACTTACAATATAATCAGGGAGTAAACTATACACTTTATTACAATGCGTTAGATTACTTCCAAACAATAATGGATAATCATCCGCAGATTGCAAAAGTAACCACGGGTGATATTCAGGATGTGGATGATAGAGAGTTTCCTATGTATCCATTAGGTAATGTCAATATTCTTTCTTCAACAATTACGGATAGCACAACAAGACATGAGATACAATTGATAATTGCTGACAAGATTAAGAATAAAAACAATGAGAGTGGTGGCCCACAAAACATTACAGAAACTACATTCAATGAACAAACTATTCCGTTCTATGGTGTTGATGATTATGTTGATATACTTGCAAACTCATTAGCAATTATAAACGATTTAACATCTTATACAGCATATTCAGTTGCAGCATTTGATGTTGAAGGTGATATAGTATGTGAACCATTCGTAGAAAGATTTAATAACGGATTAGCAGGACATGTTGCAACATTTACACTTGTCACTCACAACGATAGACCAAGATGTTTGTATGATTTACTACCATCAGGCTCCTATCCTAATCCTGTTTGCTAATGGCTTCCAAATTAGATTTACCATTAAAGAATTTAGCTAAAACAATTCGTAATGTTGCATCTAAACTTGCACCACGCGATACTGGCAATCTTCGTAATGTTTTAAGGCAATACAATACGCCTGAAAGAATGACAAAGTTTGACAAGAATGGTAATGCTAAAGTTATTCTATTCTTTGCACCACCAGGAGCAAAGTATGGTAAGTATTGGAACAAACCATATGGTAGTGGAACAGGCACAACCGCAACAATAAAGAAAAGATATCCTCAACACTTTGATTATGCTGAAAAAGCATATAAATCATCAGAAGTAAAAGCTGCAGTAAAGAATTATACTAAAGCATTAGGTAAAAG